GTCCACGACGTGGGCAGCCGGAGCCTTGGGCCGCTCGGCACGCACCTCGGCGAGCCGGTCGGCACGGAGCCGTTCCAGCACGATGTTGGCGACGGCCTCGGCGTCGATGGTGTTGGCACCGTCGTTACCGGCAATCACCTTCTGGTCCGCGGCGACAATCGCCGTGGCTTCCGTCGTTGGCACGGCGGCCTCGACGGGCTTCTCGTTGAGCTGCTCGCTCATAGTGGAAACCTCATTCGCCTCGGCGGCGATAGCCGCGGACGTCGCACTGTCCGCACCGAACAGGACCACGCTCGTTTCGCGGAGGACCGCTCCACGAGCAACGCTGATGGGGCCGGGGAACTCGCGACCGTTGACGGTCACGCTCGCTCCCGCGGCGATGTTTTCGATTGAGCCAACGTCGGCACCGATGCTCGCTTGCAGCGGCACCCCGGCCTTCGCCAAAGCGATGAGCTTGTCGGCCGCCGGCGTGCCGCGAATCAGTTCCCCGCGAAGCATGAGCTGGTTGCCGTCGTTGGTGGCTTCTAGGCTCTTGCCGATCACGGAGTCGAGGAGCGGCATTTCCTTGCCGTGGGCGTAGAGAATCGGGATCGGACGCGAAGCGTCCATGTGTGCGAGGTCCACCACCAGCGGGTTTCGCGACCACCCCTGGCGGATTGACGCCCCGGTGTAGGCCACCAGCTCAAACGTCGGCACAGCGGCCTCGTCGGCCGCTTGCACGTTGAGGGCCGCGGATAGTTCGATGCGATTGTTCATGAGTTGGCGTCCTCGGTTTCTCGCTTGTAGACACCCTCGGCCCACGAACGGCCGGCGTCACCGCCCCACAACAGCCAGGATATTTCCGCGTTGGAGGGCGGATCCTCGCCGTGGTTGTTCTTGTAGGCCGAGTGGCGGGCGAAGAACGAAACCATCCGCCCGATCGTGTCGAGCGAGAGGGGTCGGCCGTTGGCGATGTCTCGAGCCCTCGCGATTCCGACTGCAGTCCCGCCACGACCGTATTTCGATCGCAGATCAAGACCGCGTTTTGCAGCCGCACGAGCGGCTTGCGGTGGCCGGTAGCCGTCGGCGGCCTCGATGCCGTCCTCGTCGTCCTCGGCGGCCATTGCCGCCGGCTGGGCGTCAACGCCAAGCTCACGCTCCATCGACTTCTCAACAGCCCGTTGACGCAGCACCACCCGCCAATCGCGGCCGCGCTTGGCACACACTTCGGCGAGGCTCGCCATGTTGTTGGAAACCATCGCCGCGTCGGCGTCGGCTTCCTTGAGTGGATCGACGTGTTCAAATCCGTCCCACGTCCACGTCCAGTTCCACGCCGAGAACGGCGGGAGACCACGCGGGAGGATGCCGGCGGTCACGGCCTCGTCGAGCCACGACATGAGCAGCGGGTCGAGGAACACCCGTTCCATGTCCGACCGCTCGACGGCGATACGCTTGCGATACACGAGGTAGTCGCCACGCATGGACGAGTAGTTCGCGGTGGACGAATCCATCGCGGCGACGATGTACGGCATATCCAGCGACCGGGCGATCTCGTTGAGCATCCGACGAACGAAAGCGTCGTGCGACGAGGTCGGGTGCTCGGCCCGCATCTGCACCGGCTCCCACCCGTCGGGGGCGGCAATCGCCATCCCGCGGACGATCGGCATCGTCTCGAGGGTGGAGAGACTCGCGGCACCGGACCCATCGGCCGGCATGGTCGTTTTCAAGATCGCGGCGAACGATGCCGCCGTCTCGGCGGCCGTCACCACCGCGAGCGTGTAACGCCGCAGCAGGGCGAACAGCTCTAGCGAAGGGGCGATCTCCGGCACACCGCGGTGCTGGCCGGGGCGTGTCGCGTGATACCAGTGGCAGACGTACTCCGACTCGATCCACTGGCCGTCCAGCGTGAATCCTGGCAGCAGCGAGCCGGGGTGCGATCTCGCCACCCAGTAGTCGGTGACGTTGCCGTCGTCGTCGAAACGCACGCCGTCAACGTCGTTCTCGGTCAGGTAGCCGACCGGCGAAATGACCTGGTCGGCCTCGACGAGTTTGAGGTCGAGCTGCACGCCGCGGAGTTTGGAGTTGTTCGTCTTGAGCCCGAACACTTCGCCGTCGCTGATCTTGCTGGTCTTAGCGATCCGCAGTTTGCGGGCGAGGTCGATCTTGTCAGCCCAATCAAGAAACGCCGTCTCAACCGATCGCACCGCGTCGGGAGATACGTCGGGGCCGAGATCGAGTTGGAGCCGCGGGCCGGTGCCGACGAGGTCGTTGGACCAGGTGGACGCGATGCCGGCCGCGTAGGAGTTATTTCGCAACTCGTAGCGGGCACGGTTACGGAGGATCTGGCGGACTTGCGGCTGGAGTCCGGCGTCGGCCGAGAGGTTGTCGGCCCGCGACCAGTGGTTGCGGTTCAAGTCAGTCGTTTGGGCGGAATCGTATTTCGCACGCACCATCGTCGAGATCGCCGCCTTTTGGGCGTCGATAGTCGACTGCATGGTGGACCGCGAGGGTCCAAGGATGCGTGAGAACAAGCCCATCAGCACTGGCCCCCAAGGCCGCCGGCACCGTCACCAGACTTCACTTCCGACTTTTCAGAGTCGTTCTCTGCGGTCGTCGTAGTCGTTTTTGTCACGATGCCCCCGGATACTGGCACTGGGCATACCGGATGCACGCGAACGGCGAAGCCGTGTTCGAGGTTCGCGAACTAAGAACGAACTTCGCGGCCTCGACCTGGCGGTCGAGTTCGTGCTGCTCGACCTCGCCGGCGTCGGTGCGGGCACGTCGCGGCTGCGTAAGATTCGCAGCGATCGCGTCGATCACCTCGTCGTTGGTTGGCACACGGGCACTCCGGTGTTTGAGAGCCGCAAAACGGCCTCTAACACCAGTGTACCAATGTCTACTACCACGACGGGCTATAGAAACTCGATGAAGACATCGCACTCGATCTCGTCATCGACCTCGTCCCAAAAAGCGTCGTCGAGGTACGTCGGCATGGCGGTGTCTCCTTACCGCCATTTTACGCCCAGCCGATACGGGCGTTCAGTAGGCCCGATTCATCGGCAAACGTGTCAAGGAACACGAGATATGCGGCAGATATTCCGCGTTAGCGCGGCAAGCGTGCGGCTAGCGGCTGCACGGCGATGACAGCTTGGAGATATACGGCCAACGGTAACGGATATACGGGTCCGGATACTTACTGGTTCTAAGCCTACGCCGCCTCAACTATTGCTCGCCCGATGACTTCCGCTACTTGCGGCACGATGGAGTTCCCGAGGCATCGCAATCGGTCCACCCGATTGGGAACCCCATAAGCCATTCGACAAACTCCGGGTTCAGTCGGCCTCCATCCGGTGAAGGCGTCGGATACTTCCTCGTCTTCGTCTCGCCACGCTCGACCGCGTGGTCGAGGCAGTCCCTCGCCGGCGTGTTCCAGCACGGCCCCTTGTAGTCCCGTGCGGCCGGCGTCGGCCAGATCGTCCTGGGCTCGTATGGGCTTTCGCTCCACTCCTCGATCGGCGGACAACGGCAGTCGTGGGCGTGTTCCCCGTGAATCGTGCAAAGGTAGTTCTCGCAGCACGGGCACTTTTCCCAGGCCGGGCTCTTTCCGTCCCACCACGAAGACCCGGTCGCGTCGGTGCGGGGCACCGACATCGCGAGCGGAGACTGTGTGCCATTCAACGCCATACCCTGCCGAGCGAATGGCGGCGAGAATCCCGGCGAACGTGCGGCCTCGATCATTGCTGAGAATGCTGGCGGGGTTTTCCGCCACAACGATCCTTGGGCAGAGAGTCGCAACAACTCGGAGAAACTCGCCCCACATCCATCGCTCATCGGCCGCCCCTTTCTTCTTGCCAGCCAAGCTCACGGGCTGGCACGGAACGCCGCCGCAGATCAGATCGACTTCCCACGATCCGCCATCGTCTGGCGGGAACGTCTCAACGTCGCCCCACCTACGAACGCCAGGCCAGTGTTTTGCCAGAACCGAAGAAGCGTAGTCGTCCTTTTCCACCTGCCACTTGCATCGCATTCCTGCGCGTTCAAGTCCAAGGTCGAAGCCTCCAATGCCTGCGAAAAGCGACCCGAATGTGAGCGGCTTAGAACCAAGCGATGCAACGGACGGCTCGGCATTGTCTTGTGGTGTAGTCATATCGTTCGCTCGCCGCCGTTGATCTTCCGTGTTAGCCCGCGGAAACCAGTTTGAACTCCCACGGCCGGAACACAACGATGGCGCTCGGAAACGGCGCTGGGTCTGTTGCGTCCCCAAACTTGAGCCTCCCCCGCAGGAACCGAATCTCGCCCTTCATCGCATAGCGGTGCCACCAGTTAGTATCCGTGCGGGCCGGAACAAGGCACACAACCGTCGCCCCTCGCTGCGATGCTTCGTATGCCTTCGCCATCCACGCCTCGCACTCGCTGTATGGCGGGTTCATAAATACCGACTCGGTTCCCCAATCTTTCGCGAGCCCGCTGTCGTCCTCAGTGAAAAACCGCTCGCAC